ATCACGGCGAGCGTCAGCATCCTCAAGTTCTTTTCTTTTAAATTCCAAATCCATCTCCATTTCTTCTTTTGAAATGTGACCATCACCATTAGTATCTTTCTTTGCGACCTCTGGGTCTACTGTTACTGTTTTGGTCATTTATTTGTATTTCCTCTCTTGTTGCTTTAGTCTCTCATTTTCTTCTTCTATGTAGTTTCTTAACATTCCAACATAGATTTCCCTTTCCCATGGCATCATATTATCCAGTTCAGTTAAACTCCACTTATAGTGGTTACTCATACTAAAGTTAGTCTTATAATAAGATGTAAGACTATCATGTGAAAGGGCTATCCTAAAAAACTTTGCATCCCTTCCAGATGCACTTTGTTAACAACACCAGTATTAGGATTTTTAACCTCTACTGTATGTCTTAGTTTAGGCATAGTATCAAAGAAACCTTGTACCTCTTCAAATTGGTCTGTAGTCATTTGTTCGACAAACTCTTGTAGTTCCTTTTGACTCATTTCATCATAGACTTCATTTTCATCAAAAATATTTACCAGACAATCTTGGATTACACCAAATGTAGTATCAACAGCAGTAACACCATCTTGACCATATTTTGCAATATCTTTAAGTGATGGATACTTAAATGTCATACCAATTTTATCTGTAATCATAATCTCTTTTTTGTGATTAGGTAACTCTTCAACTTTAATATCTTCTAAGTTAACCTTGACTGGAACTTTTGTTACACCATCATCTTGACATAACATTTCTAGTTCAATCTCACTACCGACTGACACAGCTCTTAGTTGTAAGAACATATATTCAAGGTCAAATGTTGGTAACTTTTCTACACCTTGCACCCCCTCACAACAAGATTCAATCAAATCGCACATAGTATTCGCCATCATATTTGGGTCTTTTGACTCTTGTGCAATCATCAACATCTTTTGTTCTTTTACTAAGAACGGTCTAAATTTCACGGTTTCACCAGTTGATGGAATTTTCATTTCATAACTTGGTGCATTAAGTTTGGGCAACGCCATAATTTATTCTCCTATTTAATAATTAAAAACCACCGAATCTTCCAGTTAATTTATTAATAACTGGAGGTAATCTTGTCTGTATATTTTTAAGAATTGAGTTCTTCAATATATCTTGTAATGTACCTTCAAGACTAGCCTTTTTAGGTTCAGTTGCAATATTTCTCCAATATCTATATGCAAACTCAACCGAAACTTTTTGTATTGTATTACTACTTCCATGACCATATGCAAGTGCAGCTACGGTCTTAGGAAATACTTCTTCTAACTTACAACCATAAGTTCTTTCATCTTGTTCGTTCAATTGATAAATCTCAACTGAACCAACATATTCCTTATAGTAATTAATATTGTATGTATCTGGATTGTAAGTAATCTTTTGCCAGTCCTCAAAGAAATATCTCTCTGCAAGGTCAGAACCACAATAGAAAGTAGCTTCTACTGGTGCAAAAGTTTGTCCTTGAACTATCTCATGAGGTGGGCCATAGATGTTACCATTCATCTGTGTTCTTAGATTTCTGCCTGGAATTGATATGGAATCACAACGAAACGAAATACGTCTTGCAGTCTCACCATGTAATTTTGATAATACATTAGTAGACATTGCAGCCTCACCAGCATCTTGAAATGCACCATTGGTAACACCAGATGGTAACAAGATAACAACTTCATATCTGTTTGCTTTTGCATATCCATCTCTAGATGCGTTATGTTGTAAGAACGCATTAAGTGAACCGAATACTGCACCACCAAGAGCATTTGAAAAGTTAAATCGTGACATTAAATCATCTTCCTTGAATCACCCCAAACCTTACTGTCTGAAGCTTTCTTAAACCTTTGTACTGGTAACATAATTGCAGTTAAATTATCCTCACTATCAATTTTTCTAAACATAGACCTTGCATATCCATACAAATATCTTTTTATTGTTGGTTTAGTTAACCTACTATTTTCCACTGCACTAACATCCAGTTTATCTTGACCAGCTGCATCTAGAAGTCTTGCTCTAAGTGCATATGGTAGGTAGTGGAAGTTTAATCCATAGAACCCACCTTCTGCTGATTTCAAGTACATAACCAGTGGAAATGTATCATAATATGGTAACTTCTTTGCAAACTTTGGTGCATAGACAAACATATTTAGGTGTTTAGGGTGAGGTGTTTTGTTTAGTTTACCAGAACGTAATAACTCTGGAACAGTTGGTGTTCCAAGTTCTTTGATACGGTTACGATACCAAGTATATGGTTCGTTGCCAGTTTTTATCTGTGTCGATATTTTATCGAAATAAGTTTCTTCTGCCATGTAGTTATTTATATCATCAGTTCAACTTCTGTGAGGATGATAAACTCCATATTTCTATCTTTGCAATACTCTACTGCGTGTTTCCATTTTGCTTCATTAACAGCCCAAGTACGAACCTCATTAAGATATTTCTTGGTTTTTCTTTTAGGTATTTTTGGGGGTTTACACTGTGCTTTAGGTTTTACTTCTACTATCCACTTTTTACTACCAGTTGGTGTTTTTACCTTTACATAAAAGTCTGGAAAGTATCGGTGTAGTTTTCCATCCAATGGTGAACGGTAAGGTACTATTAGTTCCTCAGAACCCCACTCTAGAATCTTTTCATTACGGTCACAGTATACCATAAACTTTCTTTCCCACAAACTTCTATAAATAATATTAGAAGGGTCACCTTTGTACTTTTTTGGGTATGTTGGTATGTATCTTCCACGGTATGCCATGATTATTCACCTAAATAGTATGCAACTAAGGATATTTATACAGATGCGAGGATTCTTAAACGAAATTAAAAATACTGCAATCAACAAAGCAACTAATAAACTGAACAACATGATATCAGATGCTTTGGGTGGTGGACGCACAACTAATCCAGGCGGTAGAGGTAAAGTCGATAGAAGTAACTATGCGACTATAAAACCATTTAAAGGTAAACATATTGCTTACCCAGAAGACCTAGGCTCTAACGACCAAGGACATTACGTTATATTTCATATCAATGAACAATCAAATGCAAACGTAAAGTTTAGTCAAGGTAGAAATATGAAGAAAGCATCTAGTTACAGTGGTAACGAATTTGATGAATTTCACCAACCAGAAAAAACTAGTGTCAGTGTTCCTACAAAAGCAACTAAAAGATTAGAAGCATCTATTGCAATGTATATGCCTGCAACTGTTGCTGTTACTCAAGGTGCTCAGTATGGTGAAGTAGAAATGGGTGCATTTGCTACTGCGGCCGCAAACCTTTATAAAAAGGGTGCAGTGGGTGGTGTATTTAATAAAGAATTTGCATCTGCTGTTGCAAAAGAAGCAGGGGGTGCGATTAGTGATGCTGGTGAAATGACACTCAAAGCAGCTGCTGATACAATTGCGCCTGGGGCAAAAGCTGCAATCGAACTTGCATCTGGTAAAGTTACAAACAATAGATTAGAGATGGTGTTTCAAGGTATTAGTAGACGGTCATTCAGTTATTCATTCAAAATGATGCCTAAATCAGAAGCAGAAGCAAGTGCAGTAGATGAAATCTGTAGAATGTTTAGATTTTACATGGCACCTAGTTTTGATGGTGATATTAGTAGTTCAAGAACTATGATTGTTCCTGCTACATTTGATATCACATACATGAATATGAATAAAGAAAATAGTTTTTTAAATAAAATTTCTACTTGTGTATTAGAAAGTTGTAACGTAACTTATGGTGGTGAACGAGTACAATTCTTTAGACCACATTCAGATGGAAGTGGTGCTCCACCAGTAGAAACAAATATTGAACTACAATTCAAAGAACTGGAACTTATCACCAGAGAGAAACTTGCGTTAGGATACTAATATGGCATACTTTGATATGTTTCCAAATATTTACTACAGTGCAAAAGGTGATGGTAAATTTACTATCATGAAAGACATCATGTCCAGAGTAAAGTTAATTGCTGGTGTAAAAGAAAATATTTTAGGGTTTGATTATTATGACGTACAAGATGGTGAAACACCAGAAATGATTGCACACAAATATTATGGTGACCCAAATTTACATTGGACTATCCTTGTTGCAAATGATGTAATTGATTACTATGAAGACTGGCCTATGAGTACTCAGAGGTTTGAAGAGTTTGTTTTTAACAAATATAGTAATCCACAAGCTGTGCATCACTATGAAATTACACAGACATCTGGTGATGCTTCAGTCACTATTGATGTTGGTATGAATACCACAGATTATCCATCTGCCACTGCTGTATCTAACTATCAATACGAAGATAAATTACAAGAAAAGAAAAGACAAATTAGACTTATTGGAACTCGTTACATTGACGATTTTGTAAAAGAGTTTGAGAGAAAAATGAATGAGGCATCCTAATGGTTGCGAAAAGTGATTTACAATTTGCTGGTGAATTTTTAGTTGAGGAATGTCAGATTGTTTCCACAACAGGCCAAGTATATGACATCAATCCTATTGTTGAAGAAATAAACATCTTTGAGAATATCTATACGTCTGCAATCAGTGGAGATATTGTAATCAAAGATACAACTAATATCGTACAAAACTTTCCTATTATTGGTGAGGAAAAACTAATCCTCAAAATACAAACACCACAAGCAAAACCAGAGCCTGAGACTACTATTGACTATACAAGGTCACCATTGATTATTTACAAAATCAATTCACAACAACAAGACGGCGAAGCTGCACAAATTTTATCTCTTCAGTTTGGTTCTATGGAAGCATTTAGGAATACAACTTGTAAGATATCACAATCATACAGTGGTCAACCAAATGAAATTGTAGAGAAAATTCTTAGAGATGAAAACTATCTAAGAAGTAAAAAAACATATTATTTTGAACCAACAGCTAATAATGCAAAGATAGTTTTTCCAAATATCAAACCATTTAGGTGTATTGCACACTTATCAAATATATCTAATTCACAATTAAATAATGGGTCACCATCTTATCTATTTTATGAAACTACAAAAGGATTTCATTTTAGAACATATGATAGTATGTGTAGAGAAGAACCAAAATTCTTTTTCAAAGAAAACACTGGCGCATCACTTAACGAACAAGGAGTGGTAGATGCACAGAAGAATCTAGATACATTGGTTAATTATCAAAGAGTGTCATCAAAAGATACAGTAAAAAATCTTAACAGTGGTATGATTAGTTCTAAATTAATTGCACATGATGTATATAATAAAAGAGTTGACTTATATAAATATAATTACCTAGATAATTTTGATAGGGATATACATCCAGATAATGGGGAGGCCACTCCAATTATTTCAACTGCAAAAGACCCAGACAGTCAAAAATCATTAACAGAAAATGAAGATACAAAATTATATGTGGTATCTACTGCATCTGGTTACTCTTTTGAAGAGAGTGGAAATTACCCATATCAAAGTGATAATAAGTCACAAACACTTCAAAGAAAACTTGCACGAAAAGAACAATTTGAAAACGGTTATATTCTAAACATAGAAGTAAACGGTCAAACATTCATTCAAGCAGGAGATAAAATTAATCTAGAACTTGGTGCAAAAAGTTCCATCACAGACACAAAAGATGATAAACAAATGAGTGGTAATTATATTATCACGCACCTTAGACATACTTTTACCAAGTCTCAACAACTTAAACATAAGATTATTATGCAAGTTGCAAAAGATTCTGGTAGAGGTAATCCATTACCAAGTGATGGAATACCACAAAATAATCAACTAGGGCCTGACACAAATAGTGCGAGGTCTATTGATGTATCAGCAGGAAACACAGTAGACCAAGGATATGTGGATGGAGTAATATAAAGGAGAAAAACGTAACAACAGCTTATATCATGTTCAACCATATTTTTTAAGAGGGAACAAAATGACAAATAAAGCAAAACTGAAGATGAAGAAGTTTACAAACCTACAGAGACAAGAGAGAAGGATTGAACCCATGAAACCAGAA